AGAACAAAAGAGAAAATTCGTAAATTATTCACCAGTAGGAACCTTGAAGTACCCACGGTTGAACAAGCCGGATGAATTCAGGGGAAAGAGCTCGTTTAAGACCATCCTAGTGTTGGACCCTAAAGACGAAGCCGTGATTGAGTTCATGGAGAAACTAGACACACACGTCTTTGACCGCTTGAACGAAGGTGATTACCGCCCAGTCAAGGAAGTTGATGGGATGTTAGAGTTAACGGTGAAGCGTAACTCTGATTTCGGTCCACCTCTGTTCTTTGAGCCAACAGGTCCTAAGAGTAGTGAGAAGTTAGACCGCGCACCTGGTTTGATCTGGGGCGGCACTGAGGCAAGTGTTTCTTTCACATGCTATCACTATGAAGGCGGCGTAAGTTTTGCCCTCGCTGGTGTTACCATTCACAAGCTGGTAGAGCCTGAGAACAAGCATGGCGACAAAAAGCCGGCGGCTGCTGGTAAGAAGAGTGCGAAGGATATTTTCGAAAACTAATCAACGGAACCCCTCATAGTCTGGGGGGTTCTTTTTAGGAGGAATGATGTTTAAATCAATTGATGCTTTACGAGATCTGACACAGGATTTTTGCCATCTAGTTCGACAAAGAGCAGGCGGTGTATCTAATGAGGAGTGGGATATATACCTAAAAATCAGTGCAGAATTATGTTTGTTAGAGCGGAAGATAATGAACCTGGATTTTTCTCAAGATCAAGAACAAATAAAAACGATGATCGTGGCGTTTAATCGGTTCCAGGAAACAACAGCAGGAGGCACCAAGTGAAGGATACTAATAAACAACAGTTAATAGATATGCTGCTGGCGACACACCAGTTTCTAGAAGGTGAGAACGTTGAGGCGGCCTTGAAGTCACCTAATGAATTAGCTACGGCTAAGGGTGTTATAGCCAGATTAGTTTTGATTGTTTCAAATGCACAAGAAACCACAGAGGAGCAAAAATGAATATTGTACCAATAAGACAGACCGAGAATTTACGAGGTATCACAGAATTTTCGAAGGGGATGGTTGTTTACTGCGGACCACGTGCTACTTACTTAGTCATATCTAAAGAGGTATACGATCTCAATGGAACTAAAGTCGTTGATGTCTGGGACTTGGACGACAATAAAATCCTGCCGAGAAATATAAAACTAATGGGTCACATGGTCACACAATTTTACGGAGAGGTATAATGAGAATTTTTACGCTAGAAATGGAAGACATATTCGAAGCTGCTAACCTAACTGATTGCGACGTGTTGCGTACTGTGGTTCTGCCGGACAAGCACTTTCCACATCACTGTAAGAAGACCCATGAGGCTACGGTACAATTCCTTGAGGATTACCAACCTCACGCTTTGATCTCCTTGGGGGACTGGTGGGAAATGGGACCTGTGAGTCATTGGCAGGGAAATATTAACTTCGAGTTGCTACGGACAGAGCTTGAGGGCGGTGTTGATCTCCTTGATGAGATGGTGGAGGCCTGTGGTGATAGCTTGGCTTATAAGTCTGTGTTGCTGGGTAACCATGAGCTGTGGTACAAAAAGTTGATCTCAAAGCAGGCTCCAGGGCTGCGGAAGTTCTTGAAGGAATCTGGAATGGATATGCACTTCTCTAACGTGTCCGGCCTAGGGGATAAGGGGTACGAAGTCTTTGGCTACAACGAAGCTTTGGAGATCGGTGAGAACCTACACACACATGGAGTGTATATCAATGATGCTCATGCTAAGAAGCATGTGTCGGTCATGGGACAGAATGTGCTCTACGGTCACACCGAAACCCAACAGCTTTATAGCATGGTTAATGCACGGGGTGTTACCCAGGGGATAAGCCTTGGTACACAGCGTGACGAGAAGCAGTGCGAGTTCTTGATTAACCGCCCTACTAATTGGGTTACTGGGTTTGGTATCGTGGAATATCGTATCGACGGTGTGAGTACAATTTACGCACCCAAGATTACAGATGGAGTATTTAGCTTTGGGGGTAAACTTTATGGATAAAGACCACGCTAGGAAGGTTCTTGCCGAGATTTACCAGCAATTTGCCAGGTTGGAGAAAATGTCGCGGGAGATGGATGAAGTGTCTTACTACGTGAGACGCACTATCCTTGATCTTGAGGTGGCCTTAACGGAGGTGAAGGAAGATGACTAATACTTACGTGTTGGACTTAGAAACCAGGTTGATAGACAAGACGACGTTCGCGCCTAAGCCGATCGTTCTTTCCGTCTACTGCCCCGACACAGGGGGACACTTCCTCACCAAGGAGATTGCTGAGACAATCGAGATGATGCTCAGAGAAGGGCATACGATGGTGTGGCACAATGCTAAATTTGATATGACTGTATTATACAAACACTTTGCTGGCTTGCGTCCGCTGATTTTTGAGGCATACAAGAGAGGAAGCATCAGGTGTACCAAGATTCGAGAAGCCTTGTTACATCTCTCGGTGGTGGGTCATTTGAACAACCCTAAATCGTTAGCTGCTTGTGTAATGCGTTATTTCCAAGAAGATATCAGTGACGCTAAGACCGATCCTAACGCTTGGCGATTGCGTTACTCTGAGTTAGAGGACGTCGAGATTGTAGATTGGCCGCAAGCTGCTATCGATTACGCCCTGGACGACACTAAGTGGGGATGGAAAGTGTACGCTCGACAAGCGGAGCTAGCCAACCCAGAAGGTGAGTGTTCCATGGGCACCGAGAACCTACAGACATTCTTTGATTTCGTCGGTGGATTGATGACTGAGAAAGGATTCTTGATAGACACACAGTTGGTGTTAGACACACAGGCTGAGCTTGAGGAGAAGGGGAAAGAGCCTCTCGCTGCGCTAGTCGACGCTGGGTTTGCTACTGTGGCAGCGAAGGGGAAGAAGGCAGGGAAGGTTTCTATCGGGGAGAAGAAGCTTAGGGCTTATATCCTTGAGTTATATCCTGAGTCTGTGCAGTATTCAGAACCTAGTAAATCCTTCCCTAATGGACAGGTTAGCCTAGCTGCTGATGCTATTGCGGATTACCCTAAAGACCCGGTTATTGATGCTCTTAAGGAATACCAGGGGTATAGGAAGATGCTCAGTACTTACCTGCCGAATCTGCTCAGGGATAAGACTATTCATCCTCAGTTCAATGTACTGGTAACCTCTGGTCGCACCAGTAGTCACGGGGTGAAACCTAAAGACAGGGGTGAGAGGTTACCTAGTGAAAACGTGCAGAACCTGCCTAGAGGTGGTAATATCAGAGAAGCTCATATTGCTAGGCCTGGGAAAGTGTTGGTCGGTATCGACTATGGGCACTTGGAGTTAGATTGCTTGGCACAAGTAACGTTCGAGATGTTTGGATTCTCTAGGATGATGGACGCTATCAATGCGGGTAAAGATCCTCATTGTGTTATGGGTGCCCAGCTGATGAGTCTGAAGAAACACGAGGATATCAGCTACGATGAGTTCATGGCAGCTATGAAGGGTGGAGACAAAGATGCTAAATTCTTTCGTCAAATGGCCAAGGCTGCTAACTTCGGGTTTCCTGGAGGACTTGGGCCGGCTAGAATGACCGATTATGCTAAGAAGACTTATGGCATTGAGGATATGACGGAAGACGCTGCACGAGAATTGAGGAAAGTCTTCCTGGATACATACCCTGAAGTTGCTAAACTCTTTCGGTGGTATGCGTATCAGGAAGGTGTAGACGGTTGGGGTTACTCCTCAAGTGGTAGATGGCGTGCTCGGTGTGGTTATTGCGATGGACTGAATGGACTCGGCTTGCAATCACGTTCAGCAGATGGTGCAAAAGGTGCTGGTTTATTATTGGCTGAAGCGTGTGAAGTAGGTGAACTAAGCGACTGTGACTTACTAGCTTTCATTCACGATGAATATATTATAGAAATGCCGAATGATGATAAACTACACGAACGAATTGACCTAGCATGTACATTAATGTTAAAGGGTATGCAAGAAGTACTACCGGATGTAAGGATCACGGTTGAAGCTGATGCCATGGAAAGATGGGTGAAGGCTGGACCTTTTGTGTATTCTACTAGTAAGTCAATCGAACCTAAGGGGGTGACAGCGTGATAATCACCGCATTTGATCCAGGTTATGTCAAGGCCGGGATAGCACAAATCGAAGTTTTTGAGGATGGAATCTTTGTAGAACACGCTGGTTTCATCTTGCCCGCTTGGCAGGCTCCAGGAAAGAGCTTGCAAAAGGTGGATGCAATGATCGCCGGGTTAGAAAAATACAAAAAAGACTTTCCTCAATTCTTTGTTTGTGATATGCTAGTCGTAGAGGCACAAGAGAGCTACCCTAGGCGTGCTGGTAGATCCGGCGCTAACGCTAACGTACTCATAAGGATGGGTAAAGTAGCCGGGGCGTTCTACACCATGGTAGATGCAAAGGAAAAGTGCTTCGTGCTTCCTAAGACGTGGAACGAGTCCCGTAGTAAGGAGCAGAACCACCCTAGAATTTTTGCTGGGATCGAAAACAAAGATCCTGCCACCTGGCCGTGGGTGCACAAAGTAACGGCGAGTAACTACGAGCATGCCATCGATGCAGTTGGTATGGCTCTTTGGATGTACAACCAAAAGAAGGAAAAATAAGATGGAAGAAGTATTGAATCTCTTAGCTGAGAACATGTTGTTGTTAGTTGGTTTCGCGATGGGTGCCTTGTTGGTATTTGTCAGGAAGCAGGCTGCTAAATCTGAAAACAAGATTGATGATCAAGTCGTTGAGTTTGCAGAGAAGAACAAGGAATCGATCAACCAAAAGATCGCAGCTGTACTAAAGAAGCTAATCAAACGTTAACAATAGTCCCCCCTCTTCGGAGGGGGTTTCTCGGGGGATGGTATGAAGAATATTCTAATGTTATCTGGAAAGGCGGGGTCTGGTAAAGACACCTTTGCAGGTATGCTACAAGGTGATTGGCAAAGAGTGGCCTTTGGTGATTTTATAAAGGAAGAAGCCAGTAAATTCGTTGGACTGCCTTTGCGGTATTTCCATGATGTTGAGTTAAAGGACTCTGTCATATGGATTGGGTGGAAGTATCAAACACCTAGAGACGTATTGCTTTTCATGCATGATTTTTATAGTAAGATGGATCCCAAACGCTGGGTCCGTAAAGTTGTTGAGACTATACAAGCTTCACAAGGAGAGTATTTTGTAATAACAGACTGGAGATTCCCAAATGAAATGGAAGCTATCAAGGAGGCTTTTTCGAACGATTGTGACGAAGGGGCGAAAGTTACTACGGTGCGTGTTGTGGGGAACAGTACTCTGCGGTCATCCCACGAATCCGAGTGTGCGCTTGATAGCCATAATTTTGACCACCTTATTATTAACAGAGGAACTCTACAGTTTCTTTCAAACAAAGCGGAAGCGATGAGTGTAATGCTTGGACAGAGTGTTGCAATTGGTTCTTTGTATACTAAGTTACTGCCTAGGATCAAAGGCGTGTGTAGTAGGAAATGGTTCTACCAGGTTGATATCGATGACCAGGCACAGGAGTTGTTCTACTACGCCCTCAAACAAATGAGACGTAAATATGATTTTAGTTGTACGCCTTGGACGTTCATGTACTCAGTCATCGGATTTGAGATTCAGAATCGTGTTAGGAAGGCTCAGACGTATAGCAAACATGTGGTATTAGGTTCTGGGTTGGAAGATCTGAAAGCTTTGGAGGATGTGGAAAGTGCTCCTCTCCTGCGAAAAAGACTCCTCGACGCTGTGGCTACGCTGTCGGAATTTGATCAGAAGTTGTTTACTCTACGGCATGATGGATGGAAGCATAAGGAATTAGCCGCCGAGCTAGACATCAACGAAAATTACTCTCGACAACGCTTGTATTTTATCCACAGGAAACTTAGGGTGTTACTCCATGATCTATACTCAGATATCGTCAAGTAAATTAAACAAGGCCGAAAGAACGTCATGGGTAGACTTCGACTTAGAGGCTACCCATTTTAGTACGAAGAATATTGCGGCTTTTCTAAAGATCTTCTCTAGTTTCTGTTTCATCGGTTATAGCCCTTGAAGTATTTCGGCTTCCATTGCTTTACGCTGAGCTTCCAAGTCCCTGAGAACTTGTCGCTTGTCTCTCTGAGGAATCGACTCGGGGTTAATTTTTCCTGTTGTCTGAAGCTGGTTTATCTCCCTAAACTTTTGAGCATGGGAGAGAGTGTTGTTGTTCATTACTCGGCCTGCATGAGCTTTGCGATCGGCTTCATCGTTGATGATGTTGTCTTCGTCGAGAGATTGGTACAGCTGACGTGCTATGACCGCTCCTTGTTGTTCGGCCTTGCGTAAGGCTCCTCCAAGGGCTGCACCACCTCTTACTACTCCTTCGCTTACTCCTCCTACTACTCGGCCAGCACCACCCGTAATGGCAGAGACTACACCTTCTTGTCGTGTGAGGTTTGCGATTTGCTCGGATAGTGGGCTTGCTAGGGCTGCACCTTCCTCGAATTCGGCAATCGCTGCTGCGTCTGCTAAAGTGTCTCTTACTACTACTGTGTCTCCGAAAGCGTCGTTGAGTTCTGCAAAGTCTTTGGTGCCGTGTTTGTCTAAGGTAGCGCGTAACTCTGGAGACTTAAGAGCAGCATCATCGATCTTGTCTTCTAGAGCTTCCTTGATTTGTGTGCGAACACCCATGAGCTGCTTCATCTGTGATTTCTTTACAGCCTTGAGGGTTGAACCCGTCTTAATGAGTCCGTCTAGTTCTTGTTTGAGTCCAAAAAGGTCTGAGGCTTTAAACTGCTGATTCTGTAGGAGATCTTCGACGTTGCCTACCGCTGTGATGAATTCGTCGTTGGTTGAGCCTTTCTTCACTGCTTTAGTGACTTCGCGAAGCTTAGCGATGCCTAGTTGATTGGAACCAAAATCAACGCCTGCTTCATCGGCGGCTTTGGTGATGTTTTCTATTGATTCTCCTAAGAGGTTAGATTCTTTCCTGACAGCCTTGAACATCTCGCGTTTGTCCATGGACTGGAATGCTGCTCGCTCTGTAGGTAAGACCCCTCTGTTTTGTAGACCTTCTACGCCTTTTACTAGGTTCTTATTCGTACGTTGGTCAAAGGCTTTCTTGGTACTAGCTTTGGCGGCATTACGTAGATCAGCGGCTATAGCCTTGGGTTTGATTACGTTGGCTGCAATGTCTTGGGCTTTCTGAGGAAGGACCCTTCTACCCACTGCACCGAGACTCTTGGAAAGTGCTTCTCCTCCTAGTCCTGTGACTGCTCCGATCGCGGTGCCAATGCCCACGTCTCCGGCGAACTCTTTTATTTCTCCTCGTGTTAGGTCTGCTTCTGATTTACCCGCTGCTGCTAGTCCACCTAGGCCTGCACCTACTTTGAGGACTCCGCCTAAACCTTTGGTGGCTAGGCCAGCTCCTCCGGTTGCTACTCCAGATGCTAAAGCGCCTCCGATTTCTCCGGCTGTAAAAGTCTTAGGGAATGCCTCTTGTGCGGCGGCATCTGCTGCGCGAGCCTCTTCTACTTGGCGTTGGTATTCTCCTACGAAGTCGCCGAATTCGAGTTTGCCGGAAGCGAAGTTAGCTACGGTATCGGAAAGGCCTGTTACTGCTGCGCCGATGGCTCCCGAGGCTTCGTCGGCAAATCCGAAAGAAACTCCTTGTGCTAAGCCTCTTACCCCTGCTTCGAGTTGACTTGGTGCGGCGGCTGGTCGGGGTTGGGCTGCGGCCTGTCGTTTCTCTAGTTCTCTGCGGATTAGTTCTTTTTCGATTTGTTCTTTTTCGGAAAGTGCCATTATTCGCCCCCCAGCTCGTTAAATCTTTTCTTTAAATCCTCTTCGCTCATTCCTGCGAATGCTCCTCCTGGATCTTCACTATTCACTGCTTCTCTTACTTTCGTGAGTTCGGCTTGCATATCTGCTTCGGTTACAGCCGACACGTCCATATTTACCCCCAGCTCGTCGGCTAATTCTTGCATCCTCTGCCGAGCGTTCTTTAGTGCGAGCTTGCCAGCCTTGGCCTCCATTGCTCCGGTGGCGATTACTCTTGCGCGAAGTTTTGCATTCTTCTTAGCTGCGCTTTCTCCGGCTAGTGGGAAGTATAGGCTTTCGATCTTATCAAACTCGTGCTCCCCGATGGCTGCGCCTGATTCATCTCGTAACTGAGATAGTCCGAATAATATTACGGAGTGTTCATATAACTGACGTTCAGGAGATTTAAGTTCAGGAGCTATCGAGGTAAATTCTCCTCTCTTTGGTTCGAATCCTTTGGCCTTAAGGTCTGAGAAAATATCCACCGCCTCCTTCATCTTGAGGGCAAACCCTGCTGCTTTGGTTTGGGCTTCTGAGGGAGGCCTACCGTCGCCTTCTGGCTCACCTTCTGCTATCTTCTCTAGTTTTAGGCGTGCTGTGTCTATCGCTATATCTGCCTGTTGGACTCTTTTAAGACCTACCAGGTTTTTTAATTTCTCACCCTTGTCAGTAAGTGCTTGAGTCGCTGCGTCGCGTCCTGCCTTCTGTTGCCTAATGTCGATATCTGAAATCTTCCCTTTCTGGTCGACAAACTCGCCTACGTTACTTAGTTTACCTTGTGCTAGAGCTAGTTGACGATCTTCGAGTGCTCCACGTTCACCTAGCAAACCTTGTTGAGCTTGCTCACGTTGCTGGGAAATAGCTCCTATCGCTTGGCCTGCGGCCTGAAGACCTCTGCCTGTGTTGCCTGTGGCTGCACCGATGACAATAGGTAGTAACATGGCGATTCCCATGGCGATCTTCTCTTTCTTGGAGAAACCTTCACCTGTTTTGATCTTCTCAGCAAGGGCGACTTGACGTGCGTTGTTTGTGTCGAGTTGTCCAGAGAAGATACCTTGAGTCTCTCGGTAGATGCTTTCTACTTCGTCGTCGATTTCTTTGACGTTGACACCTAGAGCTTGAGCCATGTCCGGCTTGGTTTCTTTGATTACTTGTGGGTCTTGAAGGACTCTAACTACCTCAGCGTCTTTTGCTTGTTGTACGACTTGGGCCTCTTCTTGGGCTTCCTGAGCTTCTTCTTGTTGGTGGATCTGCGCAAGTTGATCGGCCTCAGCGCGTTGCTGCTGGGAAAGAGCTTCTGACTCGTCAGCGACTTGTCGCGCCACTTGGGCGTTTTGAGCGAAGCGGTCGGCTTCGTCTACGGATTGTAAGGCTTGGGCTGATTCTTGTTCGCGCTTGGCGGTGTTAGCCTGTCGGTTTTGGGCGAATTGTTGGGCTGCTAAAAGTGCAGCGTCTGCCGTAGTCGCAGCTTCTGAGGGAGGAGGGCTAGAAGCTGCTGGGGGTTGACTTGGCAAACGCTGCGGAGGTGGGGTTGCTTGGCGTTTCGCTCTTTCTTGTTCGATTTGTCTTAATAAGGCCTCGTTTCCAGGACCGATAAGGGGGGATGACATAAACTTGCTCCTCGTTAACTCTTATATGTAGCTGGTGCCTGTATGTGTTGGGGATTAACAAGATTAAATCGAATTAATCCACGGCCTACTAGGTTACACAAAGGCTCTCCTATCCACGATACTAATCTACCTAAGATTGAACCCTTCTCAGATTTGCCTACTCGGTGAGCCATCTCAGTTGCCCAGGCTTTTCCAATCGGTAATGCTAGGAGGGTAAGAGCTTTGGATGTAGGCATTCTCTTCACTAGAGGTGAAGCTAGGAACCAGTAACCGATCTTAGTCTCAAGAGGTACCCGTACAGAGTAGAGGCAGTCGCCTTGATATACTTCATCAGAGAGGTAACCCTGTCGATGAAGTTCAGTACAGATGATCTTACCGGAATCGTGTACTGTTGTCTGCGCAGGTGGTTTGTTGGCTTCGATGAGGGCGATCTTGTTCGCGATGTTGGCTTGTTCGAGCTGGGCTTGGAGTTGAGCTTGAGAGCTGACTTCTTGTGTGGCGGCAGCCCTTTCGAGTGTTCCAGCTTGTGCGCGAGACTCGGTGAGTTGTAATCGTCCGAGCCGTTCTTGCAAAGCGCGTTGGGTGTTGGTTTCTGCTCGGGCGGCTTCCTCTGCGCGAGCCTGGAAGAGTCCTTGTCCTGCTTGTTGCAGCCCCGATGCGCGTTGCTGTGCTATACTACGCTGTAGGCCTTCTTCCGCTGCTTCGGCTTCACTTACTCTTCCTAAACGTGCTTGTGCGAGTTGAGCTTGGAGTTGAGACTCGGCTAAGTTTGCGCCACCGAGTGTTTGAAGCTGTCGTTGGATGTTGACGCCTCCGCGGACTCCTTGTGCTCCTAGGTCGCCACGTAGTTGACGGAGAGAAGTTTGTGTTTGTACGTCTTGGGCGCGTTGGGCTGCTTCTTCGATCTGTTGGAACGCTGGGTCTCGGCCACCCTCTGCGATTGTCTGCTGTCGACGCGCTGCGGCTGCTTCGAGTCCGGCTGCGCCACTGGTAGCTTGTTGTCCTTGAAGGGCTAAGATATTAGCGACTTCTGGAGCACGTCCTTGCTCTACTCGGCCCAATGAGCCTTCTCCAAAGACTTGTTGTGCTTGCTGCTGGGCTGCTGCTCGGTCAAGCTCTTGTTGCTGGCGAATATCCATGAAACGTTTTTGTGCCGAAGCTCTTAATTCCTCTTCCGTAGGGAATTGGATTTCAGGGATTTCAGGGGAAGTCATGCTGTACCTCTAGGTGAAATAAATAACTTTTACTGTGGCTGCCGAAGCGCCCGCATTTTTTAGGTAGACAAAGTCGCTAGTCCATTCCGTATCACCATCCACAATTGATGGGCTACCAGAATGTTTAATAACCAGTCTACCGCTTGGAGGATTTGGTAATTCGTTGCGGATCTCGACCTCTGTACCTGCTTCAATAGTGCCTTCATAACTAAATGACTCGAAATTCTCGGTTAGTGTTATCCTATGCAAACCATCTATCAGCTCTCTGAAGTCAGCCCTAAGTGAAGATTGTAAGTAATCTTCTACTTGGCCACCGGTAAATGGTTTTATTGCTCTGAACTCCACTTTCGCCCTCTCTGGTTACTCTTTTATGTATCTACTGTTTAATTGTGTTACCTTGTGGAGCTGCATATTCTAGCTCGAAGCCAGAAAAAATTACGTTGGTGTCATACTCTGTGTTTTCAAAAAGTAGGCGCAGGGAACGAGCTTGTCCTTTGCGAAGTTTCGTCTTATAAGTCGGTTGCTGTGCACCACCCCAAGTGAATGTGTCCCAAGGTCTAGAGTCCCAAGTAGAGCCTCTATCTGGGAATGTGAAAGAGAATATACTGTGTGGTGTGTGTTCTTTGTAGTCAATCTCTGTTGAAGCGTCTACGGTAAAATCGGATAGGGGGATTGGGTTGTCGAGGTCTGTGTATGACTGGAGCTTCACACGTAAGAATTTCTTCGCTATCGATGGGTTACCTACTGATTCCCAACCACTGCCGTACTTAAATTCGATTGGGTCTAACTGGTCTCCGTAGTCGTGGAGTTCACCGTCATTGTGTTGTTTCCACACTCTGTATGTTACTGCTGAATCTGCTGTGCGTAATTCTCGTGAGGCAAACCAGAGTTTTTTGTTGGAATAGGTCGCTCCAGTGGAGAAGTGAATATTCTTCCACTCTGTCCAGTTATCTTGTGCGTAATCGTAGACCACACAGAGGGAGTATTCATCGGAGTATAGGTTACCTGAGTCCGTAGACTCTGAGGGAATGTAAAGAATATACTGCTTGTCCTGTTCGTGGTGGACTGCTAGCGCTCGGCTGAATTGTAATTCCTCTGTGCTTGGTCGTCTAGAGGTTAAGGTTTTGATGATCTGATTAGAGATGAGTTTAGGGAGTGCCGCACCTGCCATGGCGTACACACCGCGGTTACCGAGGAAGAACAGAACACCGTTGATGTCTGCTATTGATGTGTGTGAAGTACAACCTACTCCGCCAGTGCTAAGGGCGGTGACGTTGATTCTGGAGCGAGAGAAGTCACCTGTCATCAAGAAGATACTGGATTCTCTGAAGATAACAAGAGTCTCGTTAGATTGAGTCAGGGCAGTAATCGATCCACCGTCGTTGTTCTCTGCTAAGAAGAAGTTTAGTACTGGGAAGTTAGTAGGTTCGTCAGGCTCGGAGTAGTACACAGCGTTAGGGTCAGTCTTCTTATTACCTAAGACAAGGGAGTTGTTGAAGTTCGTGACATATTTTGTTTGAGGTGGCTCCGCTGGATCTCTGATTGGATTTAAGAAACGTGCGCCTACGGAAGCGTCTGCCGTGTTATCTGTGTACGATTGTGTAGCGTTGAAGGGGTCGTTGTTGAGCGTCTCGATCAGGAAGTAAGTTGAACCACTTGTCTTTGTGCGGAATACGTCAAGAAAGATACCAGTGGAGATTATTAGGTTGTCTGTTAAGTCGATGTCAACAGAGGATTCAACTACAATTGTGGTGGCTGTGACTGATGATACAACGTACTCAGCGTAAGCGTTTGTCGCTACGTCACTGTTAAATACTCGAATCTTGTCACCAGCAACTACTGTGTGTGCTCCACCTGCTCCGTCGTCTACAGTTAACGTAACCAAGCCTGATACTGGAGAATTGGACTGGATACCGTCTGAATAAGCGCCGCGAGCATCGAAACCGTTGCCATCCTGTATGTTGGTTACTGTGACTACGGCTTTCTCACTGGAAAGAGTGAGTGATGTGCTTGCTGAACTGATCGCGCCACGATGGACTTGGCCATTGCGATCTCTGAACCATGGCTGAACCTTGTGAAGGTAATCGCCTGTAAGAACGCCAGAAGCGGCTGAGGTTGTGGTGGGTTGTGTTCCTGCTTCCATGCCGGCTCTGAAAAGAGCTTGCCCGTCGTACTGTTGAAGTGGGTCTAACCCAGTTGTGAAATATACAGATCTGTTGAATATTGAATGGTCAAGGTGGCTAGCGGCTGAGTCTGTTTGGAAGGCTGCGAAACCGTTGGTAAGTCCTGCACCTGAGTCTTTTGCAACTTCTTCAGTGTAATAGTACGTCAGCTCTACAGATTCTCCGTCTGCAAGTGTTGTCCCATTTAGTAATTCAAGGAAGGGGGAAGGTGTGGTTGTTTCTACTGTGGCAGAGGCTGTAAGCGATGGATTAGAGTTTAAGCCTGATACTAGGGCAGCAATTGTAAGACCTTCGTTCTCGATTTCATCACCAAGGTAGAAAGCTACCGTTTCAGCTGGGTAAAGTTCATTACCGTTGTTGTCTATCAGCTGGGCTACGTCTAAGCCTAAGATGAATCCTCTACCTGCTGGGTCTCCCCATGGGAAAGCACCCCAAGGAGCTGAACCCCATCCCGATGTCCCGGTACCGGAAGAGGAGTCGCCAGAAACTGAGATGGTTACGTCTTGTCCGTTGGCATTAGAGTTGGTTATTGTTAGAGTCGCGGTTTTTAGGCGGTGGATTGTATCGGAAAGAACGAGAATTTCATTGGTTGTGGTGCCGTCCTCTGGATCAATTCTGTCAAACCCTAGTACACCGTAGCCTCCGGCTTCGTCTGCAAAGATCTTGTATCCTCTGCGTTTGGACAGAGCACCGTCATCTAGAATCTTGACGTTCTCCGCAGCGGTGGCGAATCCGGCATCGCGTGTGATGTCATCAACGATCTCATTAAGACCTTTGAAGGATGAGTAAAATTTGCGTATGCCGTGAGTTACTGCCATTAGATCATCCACTCCTCGCTAAGTTCTAACTCGATCTGATCTTCGTCTATCTCTCTAAAGGCGTTAATTATCTCTTGAAGCATCAGCCCTAACTCGCGCTCTTGGTCTTTAGAATCAACCATCGAATCAGCTTTAAGAACTTTCCATGCTGCATAGGCTATAAGGTATCGCTCACATGTATCTGGTAATTCTGAATGTGTTGTTGAATTTTCGCCGCCTACGATGTAATCACCTGCTGAAATGGTTTCTAAAGCACCTAGTTCGTGACCGCTTTCGGGTGTAATGTACCCAGTCGTTGGGTCATAAGTACTAACCGGGATACCTACGGCCTTAGCTACTCCGTTCTTGTCAACCACTGTGAGTTCGTCAAACTGCTCAATGTAATGCTCTGCCAGTGTAGGGAGTGTGGAATCTTGGGCTTTGGTAGGAGATGCGTTGAGGTCTATACGTGTGAGTTCGCTGCCACTTGTTTGAGTTGCACTGACTTGACCGATACGAAAACCTAGGCTCGGTAACTTGTGTTGGTAAGTGATTCTTAGTCCGTCTGTCCAGCTACGGGATGGGATTGGTTGAATTGCTATCTGTTTCGCTATACGTATGTAGGCGTAAGGGATATCGCTTTCTACGTCCGGTAGTCGTGATTTGATGTGCTTCTGTCTAAGGTTTGTATAGTCTGATGCCTTCTCGGAGAACTTTGTTTCAATGCTCACGATGCGTCCATCTAGGTATAAGTCTGAAGGAAGATCGTAAAGCTCTTGTTTGGCCACCAAATCGATGGTGGTTGTCTCAATAAATACTTTTGGGTGGGTAGCTGAGATTTGTGATTGGATGTTTGCTTGTGCGTCGTTGAGGTATTCGGCAATCTCCTGAGTTGTAATACCTAGAGGGTTGTCAGGATCGTTGTCGAACTCTTCGTTGTCCGTAAGTCTACGAACCTGAGATATTAACCGCTCTAGTCTTCTCATTATCTAATCCTCAAGTTACTCTGGAAAGTGCCGATGATCCTGTCTAAGGCTTCAACACGTTGTCGGGCTGCTGCTTCTTGGGTTTTTAACTCGACTTCACCAGCGCGTTGACTGCGAGCTGCGGCTTGTTCTTTTTGGCGTTCTGCGATTTCACGGGCTTGCATCTGCTGGCGAACTTTAGAATCGTCGATATGGGTCTGACCACCGCCACCTCCGAATAAACCGCCTACTGCGCTAATTACAGGTGCGGCTGCTGCTAGGGCTTGAAAGAACATGGGGGCTACTTTTTTCATCTTACGTGTCCGTTACAATGGTTTTTACTGTTCCATCACCGAAAATAACCTTAAGATCACCATCGGCGGTATCTGTATAAATCTTTGCTTTTCCTACGGTTGCGCCTGGGGCTGTGCCATCGTCGTCGATGATGAGGTGAGGCATAACACCTGCGGTCCCTAGTTCTACTAAGTCAGAAGCGTTGACTTTGATCATATCTATGCGAGCAGTACCAGCGTTATCAAGTGCATCGAGGAATTCGTTGTTTTGGATGTTCAGTTTAGCAGGACGAATTGTTAAGTCTGCGATTCCTGTATTCTGAATCTGGGTACCTGATCCGTTAGCACTATGGTCGTGGCTGGAGATCTTAGCCCATAGGACATCGAAGAGGGCTGAGAAATTTGCTCGGCCTTTGGCTGGATATGTGAAGTTGAGTCCTCCACTGGTTGTCTTGGTGTCACCTGCCATTAGTTAGCCTCCGGCTTGGGATTTGCGTCTTTGACTGCTTGTATGTGCTTGAACCAACGGCCGTTTGAGGAAAGAGTGCCTGTTTCTTTGAGTTCGTCGAAGATCATGCCTAATTGTTCGCCTAGTTGGCCATAGCCTTTGACTCTATTGCCAATTAGGGAGATGTTGATATTTCGTCGCTCCTGCTCTAGGTGACGAGCAGTTTCTGCCTCTGTGAAGTATTCTTTTACTCCGTTGCGGGTTCTCCAAAGTTTTTCCATATTAAGACCTCTTCCCTAGTAAATACACCGTACCTGTTGAGTTTAAAGTACCTGCTGCGTTTTTAAAGGCTAGCTCGCCGACGATAGATCCTACGAAGCCGAATACTGGCATGTTGTTACCAGCTGTGTTTAAGAACCATCCTTCCATAATTGGCGCTACTGTATTATTTGGCATTGCGTTGTACCTCAAAGAGACTAGGCAATGTTTCGCGGTCCCTGTTCCTGCGGTACTTGATCCATGAATAGCGTTTCCAGACGCCATGACAAACCCGCCCACGTCGAACTTTCCCCATATACTAGTAATTGCTCCGCTTGCTGGCGTCCTAGGCTCTACCGTAGGGTAACTTGATACAGAGCCACCTACTCCTGTCATATAGATTACCCACGATGTGAATTCGGCGGAATATGTAGATAAGTCGAAGAGTATTTCCGCTTGGCCTGCTGCTGCTGTAGAGTCTACCACTTCCCATCCAAGAGTTTTAAAATCGGCTGAATCAACACCGTTTGTCATTAAGAACTGGCCTAGGGCACCAACTCCGTTTTCTACTCGTGGGCCTGTGTCACCTAATCGCACCCGGCCTGTGCCGTCTGGGACTAGTTCTACATCTCCGTTTGTAGTGGTGGTTTTTATTACGTTTGTTTTGATGTCTAGATCCGCGCCGAGTTCTGCATCGTCGCTAGTGTTGACTTTTAGTAGGTTGATGTACGCCGAGTCCGCCGCGTTCTTACCTTGAAACCAGGTGTCATTGGCGGAGATCTGTACTAGGTCTCCGAAAGTCGCTGCACTTGTGACTGATAGGGTACTGGAAAGTGTGGTGGCTCCGGTTACGCCTAGGGTACTGGAAAGGGTAACTGCTCCTGTGACTCCAAGAGTTGCTACGTTTGCGCCTAATTCGATTAAGTCTGAGGTGTTTGCGCGAATGAGGTTAACTGTGCCTGTTCCGGCGAAATCTGTGGCTTGGAACCATCCAGTATTTGTTGCTAGGATAGAGCGGTCATTCAAGACTTTTCCGCGACCTGCTGTGTCACGATCGTGGTCGTGGGAAGAGATGGTAGTGAACGAGTTAGCCATGACAGCATCCCAGTTCTCGGTG